CCGCGCAGGGGCAGATCGGCGAAATCGGCAAAGAACAGCCAGCACAGCGGCGGCGGGGCCGACAGCGACAGCGTGGCATCGTTGAGGGGCACTAGAACGCCTCCTCAGCCGTCAGCGTCGGTATCTGGTAAATCCCGCCCGGCGCGGCGTCCCAGCCCATCGGGTCGCGCACCCGCATCACCGCCACCGGCCAGCGGATGCGCACGACGGCATTGTCCGCCGGCGCGGCGCGCAGCGGCATGTCGAAGGTGAATGTCGCCTGTCCCGCGCCGTTGCTTGTCACGTCCGGGCCGCGAAGGGTGAGCAGCTGCTCATCGCCGCCAGCCAAGGCCACGCTAATCATCTGGCCAGACCGCAGGAATAGCGTGCTGGCTGGCAGGCCGTCAACATTCAGGCTGAAGCCCATCTGGCCCGCGCCGTTCACAAGGCACGTCGCCGGCACCGGGTCTGCCGTTTGCGGCTCATCGACCGCGACCAGCCGGAAGGCAGAGCCCGCTTGCTGCAAGAACGCCAGCACGTTTCGCTGCACGCGCAGCGCCTCATCGCCATCATTCTGATTGCCTTGAAACGGCGGAAATTCAATCTCGCACGTCCACCGTGCCGAAGGGCCAAGGCGCATCTGCCGCGTGCGCCCCGTCAGCACGCTGCGCTGATAAATGAACCCGCCTGTCTGCCGCCAGTTTGTCGCGCGGATTTTCCATTCCGGGAACTGATCGATAACGGTCAAGGTCACAGCAGCGCCCCCTTATGCGCCGGGCGAGCGCAGCATGCGCGGCCGCGTGGCACGCCGGATTTCATCGCGAGCCGCGCCACGGCTGCCCTGCACGACACTGGTAACGAACAGCGGGCTGGGTTCCGTGCGCACCACCAGCTCCACCGGCTCGGCTCGGGCACGGCCCAGCATCGCCTCTGTCTGCCCGTTCGGGATCACCTGCGAGCCACGCGGCAGGCGCACAAGCTCGCGCCCGCGCTCACCCACCATGGCCAGCCCGCCGGGCGCGAAATTGGTGCCATCAGCAAACCCCGGAATGCCAAACAGGCTGCCCAGAAGCCCGCCGGTGCGGAACCCGCCCGCGCCGCGCCCGCCCAGCAAAAAGTCCAGCAACCGGCTGGTGACCAGTTCCGCCGCCGCTGCCTTGATGCTCGACACCAGCGCACCACCCAAACTCTGCCCGAACACCAGCGCCTGGCTAAGGTTGTTGGCGAGGCCCTCGGCGAAACGTTCGGCACGCTGGAAGGCTTCCGGACGGATGATCTCAAGGCTGAAATCCTGCTTTTCCAGTTCGCGCAGCGTCTCCGCCACGCCGCGCAGCGCCTGGTTGTTGAGGTCGATAACTGCCGGCGTGCCAGCGTCCAGCAACTGCCGCAGCGCCCAGCCGGATTCCATGTTTGCGGGCACAAAGTCGTTGCCTTTGGCGGATATTCCCTTGACGGCCTTGCCACCGGCGCCGCCGCCAAGCATGGAACCGCCAGCGCCGCCGCCGCCGATCTTGGCATCGCCCGGCTTGAAGTTGGCCACGTCTGCCCGCAGCGTGTCAAAATAGGCCTCGATATACTTGCGCTGAAAGTTGTTGCGGTCGTTCAGGTTATTGAGAACCTGCTGCACGCCCTTCATGCCTTGGCCGCTGGCCAGCGCCTTGCCAGCCTCGGCCAGGGCAACCATGTTGCGCACCATTTCGCCAAGGAAATTCCCGGTCAACGCGGCGTATTCACCAATCTTGATGATGCCACGGCCAATGGCCTGCCCCATTTGCACCCAGCCGTTGCCCACCTTGGTGTTGTCCACCAGCCTGTCCGTGATTGCGGCCAGCGCCGGCGCGAGGCCGGCCGTGATCTGCATGGTGACGCCCTGCCCAGCGGTCTTCAGGCGGGTCAAGTTGTCATTGAACGTTTCGGCCGCACGCGCCGTGTTACCGTCGATCACGATGCCCAGCCGCTCGGCCTCATCGGCTGCATCCTTGATGGCTGCACTGCCGCCGTTGAGCAGCGGGATCATGTCGGCGCCGGCCTTGCCGAACAGCTCCAGCGCCAGCGCGCTCTTCTGGGCGCCGTCTGGCATTTTCTGGAACTGATCCGCCACCTTCATCAGCGCGTCGAGCGTGCCGGTTTTGGCGGTCACGCCCATGGCTTGCAGCGCGCCGGCCGCACCCTTGGCGCCGGGGCCTACCTGCACAATGGCGACGTTGAGCCGGTTCAGCGACCGCTGCAGGCTCTCGCTCGCCACGCCGGACAGATCGGCCGCATATTGCAGCTTGCTGAGTTCGGCGGCGCTGGTGCCGGTTTTCTGTGCCGCCTTCGACAGATCGTCCATTGCATTGATGGTCTGCCGCACCGCCACCAGCACGGCCGCGCTGCCAACCGCAGCGATGGACGCGGCCACCATCTTGGCAGCGCCGGTGATCTGGTTGAAGCTGGCGGCGATCCCGGTGCTGGCCTGCTGCGCATCGCGGCGGGCCTTCTTGACGCCCGTCTCGAACTGCGCGCTGTCCAGCCCAAGCGAAACACGCAGCGCGCCGATCAGTGCACCCGCCATCAGCGCCTCCCCTGTTGCGCGCGCGCCTGCTGCGCTGCGGCATAGGCCATCCACTTCGCCTGTTCGGCACGCCAATCCGTAGGCGCGCGGCGCGGCTGGGGCAGCGCCGGCGGGCCAACAAAGGCATCGCGCTCAGGCGGCTTCACGCCGTCACGGCCAATCACCGCCACATCCCATGCCAGCGCGCGCTCCCGGCGCATCCGCTCCGCCGCGCCTGCCATCTCGATCAGATACAGGCGCGGTGTCAGCGTCCAGAAGCGTTCCGGCGGCAGGCCGGCGGCGATATACTCGGAACACATCCGCCCGAAATCTACCGGGCCGGGCGGCTGGCCGCCTTCGCCGCCTTCGGCGCTTTTCCCTCCGCACTCGGGGAAGCCGCGCCCATCAGATCGGCAAACACCGTCGGGTTGGCGGCGATCATCTCATCGATGAAATACCGGTCTGCCGCCTGTTCCGGGTGCCACCGCTCCAGGGCGCCGGCGAGGATGCGCACCACCAGTTGCAGCTGCGGCGGGCGGCCAGCCATCATCTGGTCAAACGCCTCTGGCATGCTGGCCTGGACTTCCGCCAGCACTGAAAACCCCAGCCATAGCCGGTATTCATGCCCGCCCACCTTAACGGTGTGGATGCCCATGGGGTTGATGGTCATCACGGCGCGGGCGTGACAGTCACGGCGCCGGTAACCTTCATGTTCAAGGTGGCGCTCATCTTGCCATCCACCGGAATATTATCCGGGCTGTAAGTGGAAACGTAGGCGGTGAATTCGACCCTGCTGCCGTCCTCGTAGGTTCCACGAACCTTGCGCGTTTCACCACTGGCGCGCCAGCCTTCAAGAAACACATCGGTGGCGCTTGCCGGCACATAGTTCATCGTCGCCGATGCCTGGCCACTATCCGTCAGGCCGGGGATATACTCGCGGCGCCGCTGCGGGCTTTTCATGTGGGTCACTTCGATGTCGTCAATCGTGGACTGCGGCGGCTGGAAGCTCGTCACCTCCGCCAGCTCGAAATAAACCGGGGTCTGGCTGGGGGTGGTGCCAACCTCCAGCGTGAGGCCATAGCCGATCCGGGCGTCGCTCATCGTGTCCTCCAGTAGACAGTGAAATCAAGGCTGGTGCGGAAGGGCCGATCCGCATCGTTGGTGCTGCCCTCGCGGCCATCGCGCGTCGTCTCGTGAAAAATCCCCGCAAAACGCGGGCCGGTTCCGGTGCTGCGGTGCCCGTGCAGGCCGGCGATTACCTCGCGCGCCAGCCGCTTGGCTTCCGCCATGCTCTCAGCGTAGCAGTCCACCTGCACACGGCCCTCAAACAGCCCATCCGGCCCGCGCATCGTCATGCCTTCCGCGCCGCTCACCGTCATCATGGTGATCAGCGGATAGGCGCGGCCCTGGAGCACGTCGCCAAACACCACCCGGTCAGCGCTGATTAGCGCCATCAGCTGGGCGCGCGCCAGCAGCAGCGCGCGAAATGCTTCCTCCACGCCGCTGCCCTCCCGCTGCCTATTTGCCGGCCAGCTTCGCCGCCGCCCGCTCGGCCTTGCGGCGGGCACGGGCAGTGGTCTTTTCGATCTCAACCCACAGCTGCTTGCGCAGTATGTCGAGCGCCGCCAGCTTGTTCCCATCCCATGCCGGCCGCACAAAGGGCATGGCGCTGATCCGCCCGGTCTCGCGGCCGGTTCTCTTCTGCACACGGCTGCGCGTGCCAAACTCGAACAGATGGGCGGTGCGCCCATGGCTGCCCAGCCGGTAACTCACGCCCACGAACAGCTCCAGCGCGCTGCGGGTGAGCTGGCCCCTTCTGGCCAGCTTCGCCTGGTGCGGTGTCAGGCGGTCGCCAATCTCCACGCTGTCCTTGATGTGTGCCGGCGCGCCCGCCACCATCGCCTCGTGAACCGGCTTGGCGGCCGCCCGCAAGGCCCGCCGCACCGCGCCCTTGGCGCTGCGCTTGCCCAGATCATCCGCCATTTCCTTGAGCGCCTGATCAAGATCAAGCAGCCCGTCCACCTTGACGGTTGTTTTCACAGGTCTGCCCGCACGCTGGCCGTGAAATCGATGCTCGCGCCGCCCGCATAATCCGGCGCAACGGCCACGATAACGTGGTCTGTGCCTTGAAACCTGATCCGGTTGGCCGCCGTGATGCTGCTCGTCAGCCTGTCCTTCCTCACCGTAAAGCGCAGCAGTTGGCCGGCCTGCACCTGCCCGCCGGCCTGCTCTTCCTGCCCGCTCACCCACCGCACCTTGCACCAGCGCGGGCTGCCCACCGGCGCCCACGTCTCACTCACGGCCAGCCCATCATCCACCGCCACGGCCTCCAGAAACTGAAGCCGCGCGTCCATCTGTCCGGCCGCGACAGTCATCGTCCCAGTCCATGAAGCAGCCAGCTCAGCACGCGGTCAGCCAGCCATCCGAACCCCGCACCAAGGCTGACCAGCAACGGAGCCAGCACCTTGCCGCCGGTGCGCCAGCGGTCGATCTGGATGGCATGGCCGTCAACCTTGTCGTCGATTTCGTCCAGCTTCTTTTCCAAGCGCGCCAATATCTCGTGCATCACGGCCAACTGTGTCGCCACCTTGATATCGGTCGTCGCCGGCTCGGCCATGCGTCGCGTGGTGCCGCTCATCCGCTCCATCATCCGATCAGCCGCCAGCGATAGGGTTGCAGCAGCTTCGCGGCCGTAAACGCCACCTCGCTCGCCACGTTCCCCACGCTCACCGGCTCGCGCACCGCGAACCAGTGCGCGGCCAGTTGCAGAATGGCCAGCCGGATCGGCTCCGGCACGTCATCCTCAAAACCGGCCACTGCCTCAATGCGGATCACCGGGTCAGCCCCCAGCACGGGCCAGCTCGCGCCGGTGGCCGTCCGCAGCAGCATTGCCCCGCCCGGCTGCCTGCGGGTGATGTAGTCCCCCCACGCCGCCAGCGCGCCGTCCGTGTCCGTGTAAGTGATGCCGCTCACCGCGATGATCGGCGCGTCGAGCAGGAACCCACCGCCACATGGCCAAGCCTCGGCCTCGGCTGCAACCGGCGTCGGCAGGATCGGCCGGCCAAGGTGCGCCTCGCACCACTGCCGCGCCGCGATCAGATAGCCTTGCAGCAGCGCGTGATCCTCTTCGCTGTCCACGCGCGCGTGCACCAGCGCCTCGGCCAATGTCACCGGCTCACCCGCCGGCTGGGCGGTGGCGCGGAACCGCAGGCGGGCAGGGCTGGCATAATGGTTCACAGGCCCGCCTCCATCACGCCGATGCGAAACGTCATGCTGGCCGCCAGCACGCGGCCGGTGCTGGTCGTGACAACGTTCTTCAGCGAATACACCCGCCGCAGCCTGCCGCCCTCAATCCGGCAGCTTGTTTGCTGGCCAGCAAGGACCGGGCTGTCCGCGACAATCGCCAGCCCGCCGGCCTCGTCAGGGCTGACGCTCCATGCGGAATCCGCGATGGTTTCGCCGACGGCCAAGTCCTGCCATTCAATGCCCCAATCCACCCGGCTATCAGGGTCTTTCAGCGCATAGTGCTGGGCCACCCCGCCGCCGCCGGTGCGCAGGCGCACGGCCAGCACATCGCCCGGATCAGCCGGCAGGCCGGCACTGAAAAAGGCCACGAAATGCGTGGTCAGCATGGCAGCGCCCTCAAGTGCCCGGCGGCGTCCACACGCTCACCAGATTGCTGTAAGTAGAATAGAACGTCCGCGTCCAAGGTGCCATGCGGTTCGCGTTGGTGTCGTAAACAACAGGGCTGCCAAGCACGTAGAGGCCGCTGATCTCATATCCCGCATGGCGGTCTGCATAGTCGTGGAACAGCTGAGGCACGTTGGGTGTTGCGCCCAGAACCAGCCGCAGCGCCAGCGACATGGGCGCGGCTGCCTTCCCGAAAATGGGGTAATAACTGGCCGCGTTTGCGGTGCCAGTGTTATCGGGAACCTGCTGGACGGTCAGACCAAAGAAATTGCCGCCCACTTTGGTGGCCGGATCGACGCCATAGGCTGCCGCCCACGTCGGCCAGCCCAGCGCCTCCTGCGGCCAGGGCCACGCCTTGCCTTGGCTGCCGTCGATCTGCGCCTGCGTGATATAGTGCAGCTGGCTGAGATCGCCGAATACGGACTGACCGGCGGCCACCTCATTGGTGATAGTGTTGATTGCCGTCAGCCCGCAGGCCTCGCGCAGATAGGCATTGTCGAACAGCTCCGCAGCGAACGCCAGCATGGGCAGCCGGCCGTGGCAGTGCCCGCCATTGGCTCCAAACGTGCGGCCCTCGTTTACCGCGCCCGCAATGTCACCAGCTATCTTGCCGATCTGGATCGCCAACTGTTCCTTTTCGCTGGCCGTGTAGCGGTTGGTGTGCATGGCGAGCATGATTTCGCCCCACCGGCCGGCGATGGTGCCCATGTAGCCACTACTATCAAGCCGCGCCGGGTCGTTCATCGCCACGATGTTGCGGCTGTTCACGTTCCGGTTGTGCTGCCAGGTATGCGTGCCACCCAGCCAGCTCATGGCCGCGTTGAATGAAGGCAGCCCGCTGATGCTTGTCGCATCCAGATTCCGCAGCCTGCCCGGCAGGTAATCGGCCACGTTCAACACCGGCGTCTTGTCCGCGCGGGCAATCGGCGGCCTGATACTGCCAGCCGGAGGCGGCGTGTGCACCATGGTCAGCACCGCCTTGTAGAGCACAGCGGGACGCCCATTCCTTGGCACTGGATTCAGAATGGATTTGGCCTTGACCAGCGCTCCGGCCGATTGCGGCAAAGGCTGGCGGCGCGTGGCGTCATAGGCAAGATTTGCCGTGCCGATCACCAGGCTGTCATAGGCCTGATTGCCGCCGGCAAAATTTGCCGCCTGCCGCTGGGCTAGCGTGCTCATGTCGCCCGTGCGGTAGCGCGCGGCATTGCCGGGATCGATCATCCAACCGTGCACTTCGGTGCTGGCGACAAACGGGCCATCAGTCACGGTGCGGGCAACGCCGGTAGCGAACGGCGGATTCATCGCCGTCACTTGGCCATCGGCTATCCAGTGGGAGCCGTCCGCATAGGTGCCGGTGGACGCCGCCGTGCCAATGAACTCGATCTCGCCGTTGAAATAGCTGATCGAGAATGGCGAGCCGCCGGGGTTCGGATCAGGCGGATCGCCGCCGCCGCCGCCGGGATCGGGCGGCTCCTCACCGCCCGGTTCCTCAAAAGGGTCGGCGGTATTGATCACCAACTCCTTTTCTACAAGGATGCTGTTGTCGCTCGCCCGTCGCATCCGCACCGTCACCGTTCGCGGCCCGCTCATGCGCTCGGTCGTCACCAGCTTGGGATTGCCTTTCGCCACCACGGGCACGCCGGCGTTGGGGCCGGCGCTGCGGTTGGTGCCTTGCAGCACATTGCCCGCCGGCAGATCGAGATTGTCCCGCCCGCGCCACGTCGCCATGTCATAGATCAGCCCGTCAAACGCCGGCTCAATCGTGGCCTCATTCAGGTTGCCGGTTGCCGGCGAGAATGGCCACACGCGGCCATAATCCACCCGCAGCGTGCCATTACTGAAAGCGTTTTGCCACGCCGCCAGATTGCCCGCCGTCGGGGTCAGCACCAATCGAGTATTGGTGGCATCAAATGCCGCCGTGAACGTATCCCCGTTGTTGTTCCACGTGGAACCGCTGTTCAGGCTGATTGAGATCATCGGCGTGTGGATGGCCGCGCCGTTCAGCGTCCGCGCCTTGCGGCCCAGCTCCACCTGCACCGTCGCGCCGCCATTGTCGCTCCACGCGCCGCCGAGGCTGACCGTGATGCCGCCGATCCGGAATGTGCGCTGCACCGTCTGGTTGAACAGCCGCGCGCCTTCCGCCGCCAGCCCGCGCGCCGCCCGCGATGCCCCCACCACGTTCGCATCCGAAACGACGCCGGAGCCTTTGCGCGCCGGGTGCAGGCTGCCAGGGTCGTTCACGGTTGCCGGCAGCGGGTTGCCGTCCGCCAGAATGTCGCTCCACTGCGAGCCGAGG